ACAACGATCCAAAGTTCATTATCAACTTTCGAGGCTAAAGATACAGTCACTAAAACTAAAACAGTAGTGAAAGTAACAACGGATAAAGACACTGGCGAACAAACCACAGTAACAACTACAGAAACTATTTTTACACGTGAAGCGCAGAATGCCTTTGCACGAGGGTTGATCTTTAAAGATGGTGTATATGTTTTTGTGGTGAATTCACAAGGTATGAGTTTAGCAATGTATCGACCTTTCCCTTATTTGAAAGTTGGTGATGAGGTGTTCATTGCCATGGGGTGTGATCAATCACATGAATCTTGTAAAACATTTGGGAATAATCTTCGTTTTATGGGCTTCCCATTCATACCGAATTCAAACCCAGTAAATGACGAAATTATTAAATAGGTGTTGATATGGTTGCAATTCCTGTTTGGATTATTTGGGCAATGCTTGCTGTTACTGTGGCCTCAGCAGTTTATAGCTATTACTCACTAAGAAAAGCACAAAAACAAAACAGACCTGAACCAAATCAAAATAACGGAACCATTGCAGATGAAGGAGTTTCATTTTCGGATATTGCTGGTTCACCCCATGTTTATACAAATATCACTTGGGAAGGTAATCAGTCCACAGAGCCGATTAAATCTAAAGGCGGTAAGAAATGAAAATCTATATGTCGGATATTCGGAATGCAAAAATGTGTGCTCGCGGAACGCGGGCATTTTTTATGCTGCATGGCTTGGATTTTCAAGACTTTCTAAAAAACGGTATTGATGCAGAAATTATTTTAAGCACCAAAGATGCAATGGCGATTCAAGTTGTGGAGTTGAAATATGGGCGGAAGTAAATCACAGACAGTCGGTTATACCTACTTTAAGGGTTTTATGGCGGTGATTGGTAACCGTATTGAGCGCCTACTTGATATTAACCCTGATAAAAAAGGGTGGATTCTGACACCTGAGCAAAAGCAACAATTGAAAGCTGGTCGTGCATCAGTTTTCATTGACCGGCCGAGCCTATTCGGCGGTGATAAAAAAGAAGGCGGTTGGATTGGGGTAATAGATGTATATGTGGGTGAAGATGGGCAACCACAGAATACTTATCTAGCAAAGCAAATTGATGAAGATGTTTCAGCTTACCCAAATTTATCTTATTTAGTTTTTCACGCTCAAGATAGTTTAGATAAAGGATTTCAACTTGTTTCCATGTCGGGAATGATGAAAGAGTTTATGTTATGGGTAAAGCGGATTCATGTAAAAAATGATGGTTCGACTCAGTGGTATGATCTAAAATCAGAAATAGATAGCTATAAATATGAAGTCTTTCCAAAATATACATGCGAGGATGGAAAGAAACTTCCCATAAAATCTGAATACTATTTTTATAATGATTCAACAAATTACACCCATGAAGATGGAATGTATGATTCAGTAATTTCAGGTGAAATTATTTGGGATGATGCAAATCACTTATTCGATCCAAATAGAATAGTTTCAAATACTGCAAGACAATTCAACTATGGTGAACCGAACGGAACAATCCTTCAAGATACTAAAAGCATATTAACAAAGATAGGTTCGGGAGCACTAAAATTAACAATTGATCTTGCGATACAAACAAATGATTCGTCTTTTAATATTGGTGGTGTGAATATTATTGAGAATGAATTGATTAGTTCAGGTGATGGTTTTGACCTGTATAAAATAGTGGCTGTGTGGGATGGAAACAGTGATGCAATCATTCAAACAAGTTCCAAGGGATATGCTAAATCTACATCGTCTGGTGGATTTACAACAGGGATAAACCTAGGTATTGAGCTGGCGCCAATTGATGGTGAACATATTGTTGAAGTAATTGGTTTGGATATTAATCCAATTCATAAAATTCGTGAAATTTTGACTGATTACACAGCAATGGGTAAGCCTGAATCTGATGTGAATGATGAAAACTTTAGAAAGATGGCAGATAGAATTTTTGATGAAAAGCTTGGAATATCTTGGTGTATTCAGCAAAAGTCTTGTAAAGAAGCTCTTGAAGAACTCGAATATCATATAGAGGGTGGTGTTAGGATTAATCGCCAAACGGGACTTTATGAAGTCATTTTATTTCGCGATGATCTACTTAATTTAGATGATGCTTTGCATTTTGATGAAAGTAATATCAAGTCATTTCAACCAGATATAATCAATGCTGAAGATCAAATTAATGCTGTTAATGTTTCCTTCTATGATCGAGAAAACATAAAAGATTCTTCATTTTCGTTAAGCGATCTTGGTTCATTTCATACAATTGATCATGAAAATGCAGAAGATTTAAAGTTTCCTTATTTTATGAATCGTCGGAATGCCGAAAAAGTCGCGAACTGGAAGCTTAAACAACTTTCAACTATGGCTTGGAAGGGAACGTTTACAACAGGTAAATATGAAGCGCGAAAGCTGAATAAATATGATGTTGTGCTGATTTCTTGGAAAAGTAAAAACATAGTCAATTTACCAGTACGTGTAATGAATATTAATTTAGGAAATGGGCGAGATAATACTGTCACTTTAGATTTTGTTGAAGTTGTTCCTTACTCAAACATTAGCTACTCATCGATCAATGTGGATCCAAACCCCAATCCAATTCTGCCACCACAATCAAACTCAAGTATTGTTTTTGAGATGCCATATTTCGAAGCTGTACAAAGAATGGGGCAGACTTCAGTCGATACTGAGCTCGCTAACAATCCTGAAATTGGTTACTTGATGGTAGCTGCAATCAAGCCTCAGAATAATTCTTTAAGTGCTCTGTTATATACAGATGGAGGCTCGAATACGCTAGATTTATTGGAAGAGGTTGGTGTTGTTGATTATTGTGCTACATGTACATTGGATCAGAATATTTCACGAACTGATTCTAGTTTTGCTGTGAAAACAGTCAAAGATTTATCAAGGGTTAAGCTTGGCACACTGGTTCAAGTAGATGAAGAGCTACTTGTTTATGAGAGCTATGATACTGAAACTAAAATTTTAATAGTGAAACGTGGAGCACTGGACACAATTCCAAAACCGCATTTTAAAGATGCGGTTTTTTATTTCTGGGACGACTCGAGTGGCTTGGATCAAACTGTATATGTAGATGGTGAAACAGTACATGCGAAGGTATTAACAACAACGCCAAGTGGTGTTGAAAATTTAGGTACTAGTGCAGTTCGCATTCTTGAAATTAAGGGTCGTGCTAATCGTCCATATCCACCAGCTAACATAAAAATCAATGGTTATTACTATCCAGAACAAACCATTGTAACGAACAATATTGATCTTAATTGGGTAGATAGAAATAGAGTGCAGCAAACTGGTGGAAGCATATTAGGGTTCTATGATGATGGTGTAACTCGTGAATCAAATGTGACTTATTCTCTTGAATTATCAAGTGAAAATGTAGTGCTTTATAGTCAAGAAAACTTGAGTGCAAATTCACACTCGATACCTTCATCTGTTCTCGTTCCAAACAAAGCTCATAAGCTAAAAATATGGTCTGTAAGAGATAGTTTTGAATCTTATCAAACATTTGAGCATAATTTCTTTGTTGAGGCTGTGAGCTTAATTCTTACTGCAACAGTTTCTAAAAATAAGGTTGTTGGCTCTACAGTACCAACTGCCAACATTAATGTTGCTGTGGATGAATCATTGAGCGCAAATATGCAGTATGACGGCTCGAAAATATCCGGTAAAGCACAACCTGGATCAATAATTACAATTGAAGTAGAGGATTAAAAATGGCGACATATACAGGAGTGGCTGATGCGAATGGCGATTTCATAATCCCATTTTCAACATCTTATACTGGCGGACAGAAAGTAACAGTTAAAGCCGAAAAAGGGGGGGCAGAAAAATCTATTGAATTGAATGCACCCTCTGAAGTTGTAGGTGGTGGGATATTAAGTTTTTCGGGCAATGGTATAAGTTTTCCGAATAATATTGGCAATGCTACGGTTTCAGGTATTAATGGAGCAATTCCATTTTATTGTTTTGCCGCATTATTTGGAGCCAGTCATATATTTGAAAAAGTAAAAGGATTGACGATTGAGAGTGGTGTTACCTCTCTTGGTGATTATGCTTTTCAATATTGGACTGGTTCGCTTTTTGTGGATATTCCAGATACCGTAACTTCAATTGGTGGTTATACATTTCAGAATTTAAATAGTTGCGATACTATTTTTATTAGAGCTACAACACCACCGGGCATTCAAAGTACTTCATTTCAGTCACTTAAATCATCATGTATTTTTAAAGTTCCATCTGGATCAGTTGATACTTATAAAGCTGCGCCAAACTGGTCCGCTTACTCATCGAGAATACAAGCTATATAGCACCATCGGGTGCTTTTTTATTGCCAAAAATAGGGGGGTTACATGTCTGAAAACGAAACTTATGGGATGCGGTTAGAAAAGAAAATCGACTCAATGCAGCATCAAATGTCTGAGATGAATAGTGCATTGATTCGGCTTTCTGAACGCAATGAAGCGCATCAAAGCCTATCAAGTTCAAATAAAGATTCAATCACAACACTACAGGCAGATATGAACCAAGCTAAAGGAGGACTTAACTTCGCAAAGCTCATTGCTGGTACAGCTTTGGCAAGTGTTATTGGTTTTGGCACATGGACAGTGCAAAGTGTTTCTTCAACTCAACAACGCATATCTGATGCAAATCAACGCATTGCAATTGTAGAGTCAAAATTAATTCGGCTTGATACAGACATATCAGTATTAAGTAAACGAAACGTACTAGGGCATGAAAATGAACAGTGATCAAACTAAAACATATATTGCATACATCACTCTAGGGTTATCCGTACTCGTTGTTGTTGGTCTCTTCTTTTTCAATGTTCCTGAAAAGAATAAGGATCTATTAAACATTGTTATTGGTTCACTTATTGGCTGGACAGGTGCAGTAGTTAGCTTTTATTTCGGTAATTCTGAGCAAAACAAGGAGAAGAAGCGTGAACTTTGAAAAAGCATTTGAACGCTTAATAGGCCATGAAGGTGG